GGAGGATCCAGAGCGACCATGCGGCAAGTTACTATTCAGAGGATACCTTCCCCCGGGCAGCACGGTGCAAGCGCGGTGCAACAGATGCAAACGAACGGTGAACATTAGGCAAATGTAACTACCTGACAATCCGACGATCTGCCAGTAGGACCACGAGTCCCCGAGCGTGACAAGGGCAAAACAACGCACGGAGGTGTACTCATGGTCAATCAATTCGGCAATATCTCTCCTCGAACAGCTGGTTTCGCAGTAGCTCGTCTCCTCGAGCGTGGGCAGTATCTCATGACGACCGAGCGTTTCGGATCGTTTGATGCCCAGCCGCAGAACAAAACCAAGACCAGGAAGTGGCGGCGGTATGAGTCCTTGGATCCGGCGACGGCTCCCCTGGCCGAGGGTGTGTCTCCTGCCGGCAAGAGGATGACCTTCACGGATGTCACCGCCGTCTTGCAGCAGTACGGCGATCTTGTCATCCTGACGGACGTTATTCAAGACACGCACGAAGATCCCGTTCTGGCTGAGTACATGGATATCGTCGGTGAGCAGGCAGCTGAGACGATCGAGATCGTGCGTATCACCACGCTGAAGGCTGGAAGTAACGTCTTCTACGGTGGTGGGGTTGCCAGTCGCGCAGCCGTCAATTCCGTAGCCGCCCGTGGCGACTTCCGCCTCATGTACCGCGCTTTCAAGCGGAACAAGGCGACAGAGATCAGCCGCATCATCTCGCCTACGGCCAACATCGCCACTGAGCCGGTCATGCCCGCGTACTTCGCCATGGGCCACACCGACCTCGATGCCGATCTCCGCGGTATCCCTGGGTTCATCCCCTGGCAGAAGTACTCGCAGCCCGGTCAGGCACTCCCTGGCGAAATCGGTGCAAGCGAACAGATCCGAATCATCCTCACGGGTCTCTTCAGCCCATGGCTGGCAGCTGGCACCGCAGGAACGACCTACCTGTCTGGCGGAGTTGCAGTCGCAAGCTCCACGGCAGCGGACGTCTACCCGATCATCACTGTCGGGCGAAACGCCTACGGTATCGTCCCTCTGCAGGGCAAGAACGCGGTGACCCCGATTGTTCTTAACCCCAACAGCCCGAATGGCGCGGATCGACTTGGCCAGCAAGGTTCCGTTGGCTGGAAGACGTGGCAGACGGTTGGTCGCCTCAACGAGCTCTGGATGGCCAGACTCGAAGTAGCAGCCACCGCCAACCCGAGCTAAGCCCGGGCGTAGTGTTGTAGTGGCTCGACCCCGTTGAGTTGAAGCGGGGCGAGCCAAGGACCAAAGGAAGGCCGAAGGGCCGAGACAACAGGAGGAATACATCATGGGTAGGAGAGTCGCAGGAACACTGAACGGGACAGGCGCAGCAGTGCGTGTAGGCATCGGTTTCATCCCCGACTGGCTGAAGCTCTGGAACCTCGAGGACGACGGCGGTCTCGCCGTAGCTCTTGAGTGGAGCATCACCGCTGGTCGGAGTATCGAGCAGGAGGAGGGTATTCTTCTGTCGTCCGACGCCTATCGGGTCGAACTTGTCAACGGAGCCGGCGTAGCACCATACCGCGCTCGTGACGTGTTCGGGGCAGCACAGACTGCGTATCTGGAAAAGGATATCGCGCCGGACAAGCGGGCCCTTGGTGCTGGAAGCACCATTGCGGACTGGACGCTTACGACCTCCGGTAGCCGAACAGGCAAGTTTGACCAGCCGGTACTCACGAGCGCCGTGGGCGAAGGCTCTCTGGTGACAATCCGAGAGAGCGGGACTAACCGGGCGCTGACTGCCCGTATGGTCGCCCTGTCTAACGATGGGGACGCCGACGACGACATCACTCTGTCCGAAGATGTCAAGACGGGGACGGTCTTGTTCCTGGGCGGCATGTATGACTACATCGGCCTCGCGGCCGGTAACGTCATGAAGGACGGGTTCGTCATCAATGAGACGGGCAAACTTAACACCTCCGGCGAGCTGATTGGCTTTGAAGCCGGCAAGTACGATTGAGTATGAGCGCAGCTAAGGGGTAGCGCAGTCACCGCATGGCGACTGCGCTCCCCTTTTTTCATAACCAGCAGCAGGGAGAATGATCATGGCCAGAGCTCCACAAGAAAGCCAAGAGCCGACAGTTATACTCTCGTCAAGTGACGAGCCGTTCAAGACCGAGAAATCGGCCAAGGCGGCGATTACGAACAAGAAGCTGAAGCCCGTTGGTGGCTACAAGGTAGTCCCGATGCCGGGTGGGTTTGGAATCTTCGGACCCATCGTTTCAGAGCCTCAGTTGGGTCCTCCGAAGAAGGCGCGAGAATCCAGTGAAGCTGGCACATCTGCCAGTGACGATCTGGAACAGCGGCTGGGTGACGTTCAAGAAGGCGCCAACCAGGCGAACCCTCCAAAGGGCATGGCCCATCCGTTCAAGCCAAGCGTCAATGAGCCATGGCGTGAGGAGCGGTGCTACTGGACGATGTTCCACGAGAGCGCGGATCCCGAAGCAAAGAACTACGTTGAACTCGGGGTCAACAACGATCTACTCAAGGTTCGGCGTGGCGACAAGGTGCCGCTGCCTGAACGATTCATTCAAGTTGGACAGCACACGACCATGCCGGTCCATGGTACGAAGCCGGGAATGCTGCACAAGACGACCGGGCACGTTTGCTCTTATCCGCATCAGGTCGACACAAGTACACCGTGTTCCTGGGACGAGTATCTTGAGTGGCGGCGCTCTGGTACAGAAATTCAACGCAAGGCAAGGGCAGCTCAGGTTTCGAGCGACCAGATGGCAGTACCTGCGTCGGATTCATAGCGCGGTCAGGTGCCTGTGGCCGGCTCTCGGCGTAAGGAGAGAACGTGTCAACGACAGGGACACAGGTTGTTACCAGAGCTCGAGCGCAGGCATCTGACGCCACCGCTACCGTTCGCGTGTCAAACGCCACGCTGGCTACCTACATCACCGATGGCGTCCGCGATATCGTCGACCGACATCCCGAGGCTCAAATGGGTAGTTCCATCGTCATCACGGCGCCTGTTGAGATCGAGGAGGGTGACCTCGGGACCGACCTTGTCATCACAGACAACTGGGTAGCGGCCCTCGTGGATTACGTCCTCTTCCGGGTATTCGGTGAGGACAGCGCAGACATCAGCAATGCTGCCCTGTCGAAGGACCACTTCAACCTCTACCTGGCGGCTGTATAATGGCGCGGATCACCACATACTCAGACCTGTACGTCCAGATGGTGCCAGAGCTTCCGGGGATCCTGAACACTCCCATCCTCATGCTTCAGGCATTGCAGGAGGCTGCGCGAGAGTTCTGCCGTAAGACAGAGTCGTGGCAGGATGATGTGATCAAAAATGCCGTGGCTGATCAGCGGGCCTACACCATTACCCCGGCGTATGATGCCCGGGTGGAGCGAGTCCTATCAGTGCATGAGCTGACCGAGGACGACGTGAGCAATGACCGGGAAGGATCACTAGCCGTCGAAGATTACTACGATTTCAACCAGCCGAACGAACTGAAGTTCATCTACGGTGCGGCCCCGACCACGGCTGTAGCCAGCGGCCTGCGTGTCAGGATCGTCATGGTGCCCTTTATCGGAACGTCGGACATGGATGAGGACTTCCTGAACAGGTACGCGACACCGATCAAAGGGAAGGCTCTTAGTGAGCTGATGAGTCAAGAGCGCAAGAAGTGGACGAATCCGCAGCGATCACTCTTCTGGATGAACGAGTACAGGCGTGGCATAGGCAGTGCCAGGAGCGACGTGGCAACCAAGGACAAGGGGGTGACAAGTGCGATGGGTGCGTAGACTTCTCTGCGTCATGGCCCTCTGTGCAGCTACCTCGGTGTTTGGGGCCGCAGCCACGATCACGGTCAACACGACGAACAAGACGGGTGTGGTATCTGGCGCCGTAGCCATCAGGGAGATGGTGACCTTCACAATCGTCAATCTTGACGGTACCGCCTCAACCAACTTGAGCATGACCATCATGACGAGGGACAACGAGACGGTTGCGACGGGGTCTTCATTCACGAACGCTGGAGCGAATGCTGTAGGTGACATCGATCTTAATACTGACGAGCTGGTCCTCGCATTCAGTAACTCATCGCCCACTGCGACGATGACATACAAGTTCGGCATCTGGGACAGCGTGGTGAATACTCTCCTGATAAGCGACTCGATCACGCTTCAAGCGAATCCGTACACGTCTGCCGGCGATGCGTCTGCGGCCAACGATGCGCGGTACGTCTTGAGAGCGCCTCCGACTGGATCGTACCGGATCAGCACGAATGGCGCCCATATTCAACTGTGGGATTACGGCACGGAGCAGTGGCGATCGCTGTATGTCTTGAACGGGGCGCTCACTCTCTCAGAAGGAGAGGACTGATATGAACCGCAATGCGATAGCCGTGACGGCCCTTCTCCTTGGATGCTGCATATTGTTCGCCTGCGCGGCGCTGGGAACACCAACGAACACTCCTGCGGTAGAGCTGTACTCGCTGATGCTCGACACCAACTACAATGTCGTTGGTCCGTCGAACATGACCCTTGCTGAGTGGAAGCTGCAGAACAACATTGGGTCCGCTACGTCGTCTGCGGTCTATGGGCAGATCACCGGAGACATTGACGACCAGACGGACCTATGG